CGAGGAGAAAAACATGGCATTTCAGCTATCACCAGGTGTTCTTGTTAAAGAAACTGATCTTACTTCTGTAGTACCCGCAGTCGCCACATCAATTGGCGGATTTGTAGGTAATTTCAGATGGGGACCAGCAGATGAGATCACAACAATTAGTTCAGAGAATCAGTTAGTAGCTAGATTCGCAGAGCCTAATGACGCTAACGCTGTAGATTTTTTCACAGCAGCATCATTCTTGGCTTATGGAAACAACCTTAAGGTAGTTAGATCTATAGACGATACTACAGCAGTTAATGCAGTAGCATCGGGTTCAGCAACACTGATTAAAAATAGCGACGATTACTTTAACAACCATTCTACTGGTTCAGGAACCAATGGAATGTGGGCAGCTAAATATCCTGGAGCTTTAGGTAACTCACTTAAAGTTGCATTTGCAGATTCCAGTAACTTTGACAGCAACTCTGTTGCTTCAGGTACTGTAACAGCAGCAGGTTCAGGTTATAGTAGTGTACCTACTGTTACTTTTGCAGCACCCCCAGCAGGCGGAATTACCGCTACTGGTACGGCGACTGTTTCAAGTCAGGCAGTTACAGCAGTTACTATTACCAACCCAGGTAATGGATATACTAGCGCACCAGCAATTACATTCAGTGGAGGAGGCGGTTCTGGAGCAGCAGCTACAGCAGTCTTAGCAACTGATTGGGCATATAAAAACGAATTTGATAGAGCCCCTTTAACTACCCAAAGAACTTTGGTAGACGGTGGCTCAAATGACGAATTACATATAATTGTAATTGATGAAGACGGCGCCATTTCAGGCGTTAATAACACAATCCTAGAAAGATTTGCAGGTTGTTCTAAAGCATCTGATGCTACAGGACTAGAAGGCGGATCTATTTTCTATAAAGATGTTATTAATTCACAGTCTAAATTTATTTATTGGACAGACCATCCAGCAGGAGATGCTACATTTGGTACTGGAAAATCTAATAAAACATACACATCAGGATTTACAAATGCAGAAAGCACAGTAAGTCTAACAGGTGGTGTAGACGATGCTCCTGACTCAGGAGACATTCAAACATCATGGGCTTTGTTCGCAGATGCAGAACAAGTTGATGTTAACTTACTTATTACTGGTGGCATTAGTACAACAGATCAAAAATATGTACAAGATAATATCGCCAAAACAAGAAAAGATTGCGTTTCATTCCACTCACCTCAATTAGCTTCAGTAGTTAATAATGGTGGTAATGAGGAATCAGCAATTATAACTGATAAAGGAACATTAGCAGCTACTTCATATTCATTTATGGATAGTAACTGGAAATATATGTACGATCGCTATAATGATCAGTACAGATGGATACCTTTAAACGGAGATACTGCAGGACTATGTGTAGCCACAGATCAAGAAAGAGATCCTTGGTTCTCACCAGCAGGATTTAATCGTGGTCAAGTTAGAAACGCAGTTAAATTAGCTTGGAATCCTACTAAAACAAATAGAGACAACCTATACAAAATTGGTGTAAACCCAGTTATTAATAGCCCAGGAAACGGCATAGTATTATTTGGAGACAAAACATTACTTGCAGCGCCTAGTGCTTTTGATAGAATTAATGTTCGTAGATTGTTTATTGTTTTAGAAAAAGCGATTGCAACAGCAGCAAAATATCAATTATTCGAGTTCAACGATGCGTTTACTAGAAATCAGTTTAGTTCAATAGTTAATCCTTTCTTAAGAAATGTTCAAGGAAGACGAGGCATATTTGATTTTAAAGTAGTATGTAACGAAAGTAATAACACAGCAGAAGTAATAGATAGCAACAGTTTTGTTGCAGACATCTTTATTAAGCCTGCTCGTTCTATTAACTTTATTACACTTAACTTTATTGCAACAAGAACAGGCGTTAACTTCGAAGAAATTGGCGGTTAACTCTTATAAATAACTATTAAGAATTAGGAGAAAGAGATGATAATAAATGATTTCAAAAACAGGTTACAGAATGGCGGTGCCAGACCTAACCAGTTTAGAGTTCAGTTAGTCTGGCCTGCAGGAGTATCGGCTCCTGTAAACCCAGCAAACGACATCCTTATTAGTGGAGCAGCTATTCCAGCGTCTACTGTTAACCCTGTTATTACACAATACAGAGGTAGGGAAGTTAAGTTTGCAGGCGAAAGGATTTTTGATCCATGGACCATAACAATTATCAATGATGCTAAACAATCATTGAGAGCACCCTTCGAAAGTTGGATGGAACTTATGAACAATAAAGATGACAATGGTGGAACCCTAGCATGGGCAGAATACCAAACAGATCTTACTGTTCAACATTTAGATCGTAACGACAATGTTATTAATAAAGGTACATATACTTTAAAGGATGCTTTTCCAATCAATATGTCAGAAATTGCATTACAATATGCACAGAACGACATCATTGAGGAATTTACTGTTACATTCCAGTATCAGACATACATGAACACATAAGTCGTTAGTGGCTTAGAGAGAAAAAATTATGGATTTATTTGGGTTTGAAATAAAACGGAAGGATAATTCCACAAACGAGAAATCGTTTGTGGCTCCTTCAGATGACGGGGC